TAATGGTGGAGATAGAACAGAAACAACTACACCAGAAAATGATGTATGTGATTCATATGGAATTGAATCAGTATGGGGATTGGGTGAAAAAATACAATCATCATCTTGGTTATTAGAAAAATACTTAAACATAGCAAAATAATGAATATAGAAAAATTAGTAGAACAATATCCAAACGATATGGAATTGGGAAAAGCAGTACGAGAGATATACAGAAAAAATCAAGAGTACTTTGAGAAATATAAAGATATTAAAATCTTTGAATCACCAGATGGAGGAGAAACAATTTATGAAAGACCTTTCGGTGGAGATTATACAACTAAAAAATTAGTAACAAAACAATTAAATTTATTCGATGAAATTAATTAAAGACCCAAGTAAATTAAAATCAGTTCTTGAACATAAACCAATGACACAAGAACAAATTGATGATGTTTCAAAAAAACTAACAACCGAACTAACTAGGCATGGTGGGTTGGGGTTATCTGCAAATCAAATAGGATTAACAGATAGAGTTTGTTTAATAAACGTAAAAGAACCATTACTATTAGTTAATCCAAGAGTTGTAGAAGTATCTAAAGAAACTGTTGTGTATGTAGAACAATGTTTATCTTTAGATAAGACAATGAAAAAACCAGTTAAAACTTTAAGACATAAAACATTTACAGTAGAGTGTGATAATTTGGGAACAGTTATATTTTCACCTGATATTGAAGAAGGAAAAGAATGGAAGGATTCTAACGAATTCTTTTCAGATGAAGGATTATTGGAGTGTGTTTGTGCTCAACACGAGATAGACCACCTTAATGGAATCCTTATAACAGATTCATCAAGAAGATACACTACTACAATTAAATCTGAAAAGAAGTATGGTAGAAACGAAAAAGTAATGGTAAAATTACCAGATGGTTCTACTGAATTTATGAAATACAAAAAGGCTCAACCACTACTTTCAGCTGGTTGTGAAATCTTATAATTAAACGAAAACATGGGAAAACTTATATTTAGCTATACAGACAAAGACTTTATAGAAAACAGTAGAGAAGCAAGTAAAATTGAATTCGATGTACCCGATGATATGGATATTGATGAATTTAAAATTGTCTGTATCAGACTAGCCTCTGCAATGGGGTATGGTAACAAAAGTATCAAAAAATCATTTGGTGATTTGGTTTATGGAAGTGAAGATAAAAACGAATTGAAAGAATTATTATATGAGCTTAACATCACAAAGAATTCAAATAAAAAAACTTAACGATAGATTGTTAACTCAAAATGTTGTTATGCAAACTCTTATAGATATTATAATAGAAAGTGGACTAATAACAGAATCGGAATTAGAATCTAAGTTAGAACAAAATATTGAAAATACTCAACACCTTATTAATAGTTTTGATGAACCCTCTCCAACAGAAGAGGAAGTTATGAGTGGGATATATTACGGCCCACAAGGAGAAGCCTAAAAATTTATTACTTTTTGCTTGGATATATGGAATAATTTTCGTATATTAGTGTAATAATATGTTTAATTAAAGGGGAGACCTTATGAAAAGACAAATAATATTTACGTTAGTAATTTCACTACTATCGTTTGGAATGATTGATTCCGCAGTAACAAAAGATAAATCAACAACTATTACATTAGTTGATTTAGAAAAAGAAAGAGAACTAGAACTCTTAAAAATAGAACAAGAAAGAATTAGAATAGAACAATATCATCAACAAGAGTTAGAAAACTTTTTAAATGCTATTGGTTTCAGAGAAAGTGGTAACAGATATGATATCACAAACAAATGGGGATACATGGGTAAGTATCAATTTGGAAGAAGTACTCTGAAAGGACTAGGATTCAAAGTAACTAAAAAAGAATTCCTAAGTAACCCACAACTACAAGAAGAAGCAATGATGGCTTTACTATTACACAACAAGGAAAAACTACAACTTTATATTGATACCTTCGATGGTAAAACAATTAATGGTATGTTGATTACTGAAAGTGGAATATTGGCAGCTGCACATCTTGGAGGACAAGGTTCTGTAAAACGATACTTTAAGAATGGAAAAGTTTTTAAAGATGGGTTCGGAACAAAAATCACTTCTTATATGAATAAGTTTAGTGGTTATGAAATTAAATTAAAACCAAATTCATGATAGAATTATTAACTACCTATAACATTGTTATAGGAATTTCAGTAGTCATAAATATTGTACTACTAATAGGAGTTCGAAACCTATTAAAACAAAACGAACAACTTGAAGATAGATTAATAAAAACTACTAATGATACTATACAATCTGTTGGAACTGCTCTTGATAAAATGAGAGAACTTGATAATAGACAAGTTTTTGAAAAAGATGATGAGGTAGGAGTAACTTTTTTAGAATTAAAAAAATTAGTAGAAAACTTAAATAGAGAATTATAATATGCCAAGACCTAGAAGAAAAAAATCCAAGATATATTTTGGAACACCAGCTCAAGAAGCAATTATAGAATATAATAACTCAACTGACCCTGTTGAAAGGTCTAAAATTTATGAAGAAAGAATCAAATACCCATTCGAAAAACTTGCAGAAAATGTTCTTAATACATTCAAGTTTACTTATTTCGATGTACCGAAAAAAGATGTCCAAACCGAAGTAGTTTCTACAATGGTAGAGAAGATACATATGTTTCAAGAAGGTAAGGGTAGAGCTTTTTCTTATTTTACTATTATTGCAAAGAACCATTTGATTTTAAAGAATAATGGTAACTACAAAAGATGGAAACAAAATAACCTTCTTTCACAGATGCCTGAAACTTGGAATCCTGAAAATGATTTTACTGAAACTGAGGAAAATAATGAATTCAAAGAATTCAAACAAATGATGTTAACATATTGGGATAATAATCTAAATGTAGTTTTTACAAAGAAAAGAGATTTACAAATAGCAGATGCTATATTAGAATTATTTCGTAGAAGTGAGCACATAGAAAACTTTAATAAAAAACATTTATATTTACTTATCAGAGAAATGACAGATTGTAAAACACATTATATCACTAAAGTTGTAAATGTAATGAAAAAACATCAGAAAAAAATGTTAAACGATTATTTACACCATGGAGAATTAATTGTTGATAAGAAAGAAACATTTTGGGAAGATGATAGATATATAGATACTGACTATTTATAGAAATGAAAACAAAATATGTTATAGGAATAAGTTGTGGATATCACGATTCGGCAGCCTCTTTAGTTAAAGATGGTAAAGTTATCGGTGCTTGTGAGGAAGAAAGATTCACAGGTATCAAACACGATTCTTCATTTCCCCATAATACCTTAAATTGGTTTTTTGATAAATTTAGTATTTCCAAAGAAGATATATCTGAGATATGTTTTTACGAAAACCCAATAACAAAATTAGATAGAATTACAGAATCTACAAAAAGAGGAGGTATTTGGAAATATTTTAATAGAAAAAAAATAATAAACAGAAATACTGAATCTTATAATTTATTAAATAAAAATATAGATAAATATAAAGGTAAGAATACTAAAGTTATTTTTGGTAACCACCATGATTCACATTTATCATATACCTACTACACTTCTCCATTTAAAACATCAGCAATACTATCAGTAGATGGTGTTGGTGAATGGAAAACAACTTCTTTATCTTATGGAGATAAAAATAAAATAAAAGAATTACAAAGTATAGATTTCCCACATTCATTGGGAATGTTCTATTCTTCATTTACCGCTTTCTTAGGATTCAAACCAAATGAGGGTGAGTATAAAGTTATGGGATTAGCTCCATATGGTAATCCTGAAAAATATAATTTAAAATTTGAAGATATAATTTATTCTACTAAAGATGGTGGGTATGAATTAAATATGAATTATTTTGAATACGATTGGTCTGATGACCATATGTTTAATGAAAAACTATCAGAACACTTAGGTATATCAAATAGATTACCAGAAGAAGAACTAACACAAGATTATAAAGATTTAGCTGCATCAGTACAATTTCAATATGAAAAATATTTCTTTAAATTATTAAACAGATTATACAGAATAACAGAAACACCTAACTTATGTTTAAGTGGTGGATGTGCTTATAATGGAACTGCAAATGGTAAGATAAAAGAAAAAACAAAGTTTCAAAATATTTGGATACCACCAGCTCCATCAGATGCTGGTTCTTCAATTGGTGTAGCTCTTGAAAGTTTTTACAAAGGAATTGATATAGATAGACATGATAACACTAATCCATATTTAGGTCCTGATTATAGTAAACAAGATATGTTAAAAGCACTTAATGATTATCACTTAGATGTTTACTACGAATGGAAACCAAGTGATGTATTAATACCTTATACTGCTGAGTTAATAGCTGAAAATAATATTATAGGATGGTTTCAAGGAAGAATGGAGTTTGGTGCACGAGCATTAGGAAGTCGTTGTATATTCGCAAATCCATGTGACCCTCAAATGAAATCTCGATTAAATAAAGTAATTAAAAAAAGAGAAGGATTCAGACCATTTGCTCCTATATGTAAACGAGAATCATTAACCACTTATTTTGAATATGATTCTGATATACCATATATGAATCAAGTAGTAAAGGTAGTTGATAGATTTATAAAAAAATTACCATCTATAACTCATGTAGATAAATCATCAAGAGTTCAAACCTTAACAAACACAAGAGCCAGATATGTTTACCAAATACTTACAGAACTAGAAAAACTAATTGGATTTCCAATTGTTATTAATACTTCATTCAATTTAAAAGACCAAACAATGGTTCTTACACCAGAGGATGCAATCAAAACCTTTTTAAATTGTGAGATGGATGTCTTAATACTTGGTTCTTATGTAGTTCGTAAAAAGATACGTTAACCACAAAACTCTCTATTTATTAATAAGAACTCTGGTCGTAGAATAAAGTGGCTAGAATAGAAACCCAACATTTTTTAGTTGGGTTTTTTCGTACATACATATATAAACCCCTTATATACTTCTTTAATTGGGTGTTGAATATATATTCAAAATTTTTACCAAGTATATATCATAGTTATTTGTGGATATCCCTTAGTTTTGCAAGATGGAAAAGTTATTTACATTTAATTAAAACAAAAGGAGAACAATATGGAATTTTTGAAAAAAATAGGCTCTTGGGCCGAAGAATTGACAAAGATTGGTATTAGCATCATTGCCTTAGGAGTAGTACTTGAAGTACTCTTCAAAGGTACAAACATCCCTTTCTGGCCAGAAGTATCAGTAGTTGATAACATTATGGGCATTCTAGGAAGTTTAAGTGCTGAAGGTCTGTTAGGACTTGTAGGGGCTTTTGTACTGTACCACATTATTAAGAAGTAAGAATTAGAAGTAATTCTTCAACGCGTTTAAGATTAAACCTCACCTTAAAAAGTGAGGTTTTTTCGTTTACTATATTTATATACAACTAATATGGTATAATCATGAGTACAGATTTTGAATTATTTCCTGGTAAGAACCTTAGTGGATTGTTTAAAGATATCTATGAAAATCAAGTAAACAAGAAACAAAGAATTTCTGAGCTAATTGCTGAAATGAAAAATGTAATTAGACATGCTGGGGATATGGCAGTAATTGGGCCAATCATAAAAGATTTAGTAGATACATCAGTTAAGAACGATGATTCACTAATCAAGATGGCAGCAATTGCACAAAGAATTATTGGAGCACAACATAAAGCAGAAGGAGATACAGGTTTTCTTTCTGATGATGAAAAAGAACAATTACTAAAACAATTAGATGAAACTATTTCACAAGTAGCAGATGAACAAGATGTAAAAGTTGATGAACTCACTAATGAAGTAGAAGAACTTAAACAAAAGGTAAAACTTAATGAGCCAGAGAATATCTAAACAAACACTTGCATCTTCTGCAAACTATTCTAAGGGAGTTAGTTCAATAGATACCGCTGTTGTAGTTGGTGTGATATTAGATGAAACTCACCCAAGACTAAGAGATACAGTAGAAGATAGACATAGTGAAGTTTTTAGTGGTGATAAGAATTTATTCAATGTTGGATGTGTTGTTGCAAGACGTTTAAGTGATAAAGTAACATCTGAAGAAAAACTACCAATTTACTATCCACAAAATTCAACCAACTTAGATTTACCTATTATTGGTGAAACAATAGAAATTGTAGGTAGATATTATAGAAGAATACCTGTTAAGTTTTTAAACCAAGGTAGTGCATCTAAAAATGCAGGAAAAAAACAGTTTGCTGGTTACGATGAAAGTAGTAGTAATAAAGCTTCTTCATATTCAAATGTATCACAAACAGGTACTGCTCAATCAACTCAAGTTAATTCTGGTGGTGGGGAGTATGGTGATTATTTTCAAATTAATAATGTAAACAAATTAAAACTATACGAGGGAGATAATTTATTCCAATCTCGTTTTGGTCAATCAATTCGTTTTAGTGCTTATAATAATGTAGATAATGTTTTAGCTCCAACAATTATTATAAGAAACAGACAAGATTCCAAATCTTTAAATAATTTAAAGATAGGAGATATCACAGAAGAAAATGTTGTAGATGATGGTTCAACAATTGCAATAACAAGTGGAGAATATTTATCAGATTTTGTACCTGGAACATCAGATACTCCATTAGAAACAACTCCTGAAGTATTTGATGATTATCCGAGTGAACTTAAAGGAGACCAAATATTAATTAATAGTGGTAGAATTATATTATCATCTAAAGAATCTGAAATGATGTTCTTTTCTAAAGGCAATTATGGGTTCGTTTCTGATGGTAAATTTAGTATTGATAATGGTAATGATGGAGCATCTATGAATTTTAATGGAGATGTTAGAATTACTACCAATGATAGTAATACATATATTCTTGGAGGAGCTGGAGAAATATATCTTAACACAGAAGAAACAACAGAACCAATTGCAAGAGGACAAACTTTAATTGATTTATTGGAAGAACTAATTGATGCAATAAATAAACAAGTATTTTCAACTCCATCAGGACCAACGGCAGTGGGCCCAAATAACAAAGGAGATTTTAACAAAATAAAATCTAAGTTAGATACTATACTTTCTACACTTAATTATACGGAGTAATTATGTCTTGGAAGATATTTAAAAATAATATGTCTCTTTACATGAAGAATCAAGGAGGTATAAAATCTTCAGATGATTTTGCAAAGAAACTAACTAACGAATATGATATGTGTGTTAGAAGAGGTCTTCAAACTGCAAATCAAGTACCAATCATGACACCCAATAAACAACTAATGCTTACATTGGTTAAAATTGCTTGTAAAATTAGTTTATCAAAAAAAAGTGGGTTACATACATTTATAGATGATATAGGAAAGGGAGTATTAGGATATTGGACAGGGGCAACATTATCAAATACACCACCAATTATTCCAGCAATGGGAGCATTTCAAAATCTTTATACTATAACTGGATTTACAACTGTACCTGGAACTTGGGCACCGGTTGGGCCATTAACTCCAACCGATGATACTAATCTTTTTTTAGATAGATTAGTTGCTAGTTTACAAATACATTCTACTACAATACAAGGAATGTATATAACAATTTCACTATATCCTGGTTTTCCACTAACTCCACCGGCACCTGGAGTACTAATGTGGACAGGGTGGACAATACCATAAAATTAAAGAAGATATATTTATATTAAGAACAATAGATTTCAAAATGAACAACAAACAATTAATAAAAGTAATAAAGACTCTTGTTGAGGCAGAAACTGCCAAACAACAAGAACGTTTTCTATCGAAAACTTTTCCAAAGATATTGGAAGAGGAAGTAAATAAAAGATTAGCAGAGGTGAAGGGAGGTGTAGTCAGCGTTCCCTCTCCGCAAGTAGTTGTAGAGGATGTGGTAGACCCATTTGAACAAGCAGAACTTGCGTTAACGGAACAAAGACAAGCACCAACAAAAAAACTTTCAAACAATCCAATATTGAATGAGGTTTTGAATAATACAAAACCATTTTCAAAAGCACAAAGAAGTTCAACACCTGGTGGGGGTAAATCTGTATTAGATAACTTACCACAAGGAGAACCAATTCAAGAGAGTATGGATAAAACAGTATCATTTACTTCTCAAGGAGCAGGAGCTGGTGTTAGTGGATTAAAAACTCAGATGGCACACAAGATGGGATATGGTGATGTTGCAACAAAACCAAATAAAACAGGACTTGGTGTACGAACAGGATTACCTGGTCTTGATAAAATATTAAACAGAGATAATTCAGAACTTGTAAAAAGGTTTAAAAAATAGGAAGTAAAGAATGGCTTTTATATTAGATAAAAAAGTAGTAAAGGATACAAAATCATTTAATGATTTTGCATATGGAATTACTTTACCTGTAAAAAATGGAAATACTGGTTTCTTTGAATCGGCTTTTTCATCATATGAACAGGCAAAATCTAATTTAAAAAATTTACTATTAACCAAAAAAGGTGAAAGAGTAATGCAACCAAACTTCGGAACAGGATTATCATCATTACTATTTGAACAAATGGATGATAGTTTTGAAGAAAAGTTAAAAGAAACTATTACTAATAGTGTTAACTTTTGGTTACCTTATATATCAATTGAAGAAATTGATGTAAATATGACAGATGAGATGAAAGATAAAAACACAGCGGAACTTAAATTATCATTCACAGTAGGTAATCAAATAGAAACACAAGAAGTAACATTCACAGTAGAGGGGTAACGTATGGCATTAAATTCAGCAAATTTTAAAAGTAATAATGGTAGGGATATAAAGTATCTCAATAAAGATTTTTCTCAATTCAGAAATAATATTATTGAGTATGCTAAATCATACTTCCCAAAAACTTATTCTGATTTTAACGAATCTTCACCTGGTATGATGTTCATTGAAATGGCATCTTTTATTGGAGATTCTCTATCTTACTATACAGATGACACATTGAAGGAATCAATGATGTTATATGCTCAAGATGAAGAAAATGTATTAGCATTGGCAAAATACCTAGGATATCAACCAAAGGTAACATATCCTGCACTAACTAACTTATCTATATATCAACTTGTACCATCTAAATCTACTGGTGGGGGTAAAGTTGAGCCTGATTACTCATATGCATTGAGAGTAAAAGAAGGAATGGTAATAGAATCAAAAGAAGGAGTAACATTTAGAACAAGTGAAGCTGTAGATTTTAATGATGATAGTGATAGGGAAATTAGTGTCTATCGAAGAGTTGATGGTACTAATGAGCCAGCTCAATATCTAATCAAGAAAAAAGTTAATGCAATATCTGCTAGAATCAAAGAAGTTGAGGTATCATTTGGTACGGCTGAAGATTTCTCAAAAATACAAATTGCAGATAAAAATGTAATAGATATATTTGATGTAAGAGATTCTAATGGAAACAAGTGGTATCAGGTTCCTTATTTGGCACAAGAGATGGTTTATGTTGATTACCCAAATACAGAACAATATGATAAAGATTTAAAACAACATTCTGCTTCAGTACCAAGTGTTTTAAAATTATTAAAAACTTCAAGAAGGTTTACAACACAAGTAAATGCAGATAATACAACTACAATTGTATTTGGTGGAGGTACTGCAACAAACGATGAAACACTAATACCAAATTTTAAAAATGTTGGGTTAGGGTTACAATCATCAATAGATAAATTAGGAGCTTCATTTGACCCAGCTAATTTCTTAAAAACTAAGTCATATGGTCAGGCACCTTCAAATACAACACTAACAGTTAGATACTTAATTGGAGGGGGAGTTGAATCGAATGTAAAAAAAGGAGAATTAACTAGTATTACACAAATTCAATATGATGATGATTCTACATTGTTTACACCAACTGAATTAAAACTATATAATAAAGGTAAACAATCAGTTGCTGTAGAAAATGAAGTACCAGCTACAGGTGGTAGAGGTGCAGAAACTATTGAAGAGATTAGAGAAAACTCACTTGCAAACTTTGGTTCACAAGGTAGAGCTGTAACAAGAAAAGATTATCAAGTACGAGCACTTTCTATGCCATCTAAATTTGGTGGGATTGCAAAAGCATATTGTGCACCAGATGGTGAACTTGATAATAATTCACCAACATCAATACTATCTAATCCTGATTCATTAGAGGAGTTTACAAGTTTAGTAACAGGCCTTGGAGAAAAAAAGTTATCTCAACAAGAAATAAAAAATGAAGTAAAGAAGTTTTTATCTGGTAAAACAAATAATCAAACCGAAAAAAACAATCCATTTGCGATTAACTTATATATTCTTGGATATAATTCTAATAAAAACTTGGAAAGATTAACAAGTAACACTGCAATCAAACAAAACTTAAAAACATATCTAGGAGAATACAGAATGTTAACCGATGGTGTTAATATTATAGATGGGTATGTAATTAACATAGGAGTAGATTTTGAAATAAGAGCTTATGGTGGATATAATAAAAGAGAAGTTCTTACAAAATGTATAACAGAATTAAAAGAATATTTTGATATTGATAATTGGACTTTTAATATGCCAATTAATATATCTGAAATAGAATTATTATTGGCAGGAGTTGAGGGAGTACAATCAGTACCTAAATGTGAAATTACTAATAAATGTAATGGAACTTACTCTACCAACTCATATAACATATCACAGGCAACAAAGGGTAAAATGGTATATCCATCAGTAGACCCTTCGGTGTTTGAAATTAAATTTCCTAACAAGGATATAAAAGGGAGGGTTGTATAATGTATTATTTCGTAACAGCATCAAAAGATTCAACAATTTATTTACAACAACCTACTCAAAATACAGGTAGGGATGAAATACTAGAAGTATCTAAAACTTATTATGGCAACCTAAAAGATGTTTCCCATACTTTAATCAAAATGGATACTACTGCACTATCTTCTTCTATTGCAAGTGGAGAAGTAACAATGAGTTCGGCTCACTTACTTCTTAATGAAAGTGAAGGAAGTGAAATCCCTACTGATTATACAATTTATGCATATCCGGTATCACAATCATGGGATATGGGAATTGGTACACGATTCGATGATATATCAACAGATGGTGTTAGTTGGGGTAAAAGAAATACAAGTACAAATTGGTTAGGAAATGGATTTGCAAGTGGAACGAGTGGTTCTTTCAATGGAAAGGGTGGAACTTGGTACACTGGTTCTGCATCATCACAATCATTTACATATGAAACAAGTGATATTAATTTAAATGTATTACCTTCACTTACTTCTTGGATTGCAGGTACACTTCCAAACGAAGGATGGATTATAAAACATGATTCAGCTAAAGAAAACGATACAGTTGATTATGGCCAGTTAAAATTCTTTTCAAAAGAAACAAATACTATATATCAACCAAAGTTAAGAATTGGATGGGATGATTCATCATTTATAACCGGTTCACTAACATCACTAACTGCCGATGATATTCATGTAACATTTAAGAAACTAAAAACAACATATAAAAGAGGAAGTAAACCTACAATCAGAGTTTTCGGAAGAGAAAAATATCCTCTTAAAACATATACAAACACATACTCTTATACAGATGTAAAATTTTTACCATCAACAACTTATTATCAAATTAAAGATATAGTAACAGGTGAAGTGGTAGTACCTTTTAATGATGACTTTACAAAAGTTAGTTGTGATTCTAAAGGTAATTATTTTAAATTAAATTTAAATAACTTTGAATATAATAGAGACTACTACATTGAAATAAAAACTGTAAGAAGTGGAGTAGTGGAATATTTTATTGATAAAGATTTAACATTTACAGTAGAAAAATAAGAGATGGCATTAAAGGATAAATTTAGAATTGATGAACTTGTTAAAAAAGGTTCAACTGCAGTTCGTAGAGATACGAATGGACAAATCCGTGTCAATAAACTAGAAGGTAAAGAAGTTAGACCCGAAATAGAAAAAAAGAAAGATTCTTTTGGAACTAAGGCAATAAAAAAATCTAAACCAATATCTCCTAAGTTAAAAGAAGAATTAAATGAACAAGAAATTCCTATAAAAGCAGAACAGGAATCATATGGAGGAGAAACATCAGCTGATTTAGTAAAACCTAAATATAATGAAGACGAATTAAAAAAGGCAATTGATGTAAAGGTAGATGAGTTAATAAAAAAACGTAAATTAAATAAAAAAGATTATATTTTAAAATCAAAATATGATTCTTTACAAAAAAAATACGAAGAGGCTCAAGACGAAATAAGAAGATTAAATTTAGAGATATCAACATTAAAATCTGAAATAGAAAGCCTTAAATCTCAATTAGATTTAGCATTAGAAGAATTAGATTCTGCAAAATTACAACAATCTGCCGCAGAAAATGAAGCATCTCAAACAAATTCACGATACTCGGATTTACTTGGAGATTTTTCAACTGCAATTATAAAAGGTACGAAAGAGGGTATTGAGAGAGTTTCTTTGGCTGCACAAGTTAGAGGTTTACAGGCTCAAAAATATACCTTGAAGGAATTACTAGAAGCTCAAAAAGGAATAGTAGAAAGTTTACAAGCGGCGGAAGCGGCCGAAGAGGCACAACAAGAAGAAACCGCTATATTACGTTCATTAAGTGGACCTCCTAATTCATATAAACAAGAAGGTGATTATGCATGGAAGATACCAGAAAATAATGTTAAAAAACAAGGGGAACTTGATGCAGGACAAATATTCTACTTTAGGTCAAACAGAAAAAGTTGTGGATGGCATAATGGTAATGATTTAGAACTTTACAACTTCAATGACGAAAAAGAAGTATCGTATTCTTTTAATATAAAAACTAAATCTGGTGGTCATGGAAGTCCATGGATTGGGTTCAGTAAGATGACAGGAACGATACCTGCGAGAAGTGGTAGTACTCCTGGTAAAATAAATTTAACTGCAAGTAAAGTTAGAAAAGTATCTTCACCAAAAGGAAGAAGAAAAAAATTTGATGATACAATTACTCTAACAATAGATGGAACAACGTTTACTATGGTAGGAAGATTTTATAGAAAACTTCGTAGTGGAGGAAAAGGTAATTAATAAATTATGGCAATAAAGGATTTTAAAAATATTGTAGATAGAAAAGGATACTTAGTTGATTCTGAAGATAGAAAGGTGTTTGAAAAAGAAATATCTAAATCTAACTTTGGGTTAGGGTGTGCTGATGTAATTGAATTTATACTATATGATATAAACAATAATCAATTGCCACAAGGTGATACTGGTAAGTTAGTAAGGTACATATATTTAGATGATGAAAAATCTAAAGAATATTTTTTAACTTTACCAACTAATTCTTTTACTAAGAATACAAAAGATTCACAAGAATTTGTAGTTGACTTAGAAAGATTAATTAAAGATGCTGGTTATTCAAATGGTAGTTTTAAAACACAAATAACTTTATTAAACAGAAGAGTTGGTACTGAAGAAGTTGAATCCAATAAAATGTGGATACACGAAATATCACCATCAAGAACAGAAGTTAGAATTTTACCAATTAGAAGAGATTCGTTAAACGAGGATTTAGAAAAAAGATATTCTATTTTTACTAAGGAATCTTCATTTAGAGATGATGTCATTTACACTATACAAGCATATGTTGATTCATGTAGTGTAGAAAAAATAAAACAATATATTTTACTATCTAAAGGAAAAGAAACAGATGGTACAAAATATGTTAACTTAATTAAGAAAGAATTTAAAATATCTAACTTTGATGAATTTGTATTAAAAGTAAAAGATAAATGGATTGAATCTCTTAAGTATTTTGTACAAGGATTAAATTGGAGTATTGGTTCAACTAACTATGGAAAACCTTCTGAAGAACAATTAGATTGTGTTGAATTATCAGTAGATGAAATAAAAAGAATTGCAGAAACTGCATTAATAAATTCTTTAGAATATTATTTACCAAAACGAGATATACAGAAAGACAATATTCTTTCCAAAGAAGAACAGATAACAATAGATGCTTTAAAAAATATATTAAAATCAAGTACATCTAATTCTATATATTCTGCAACAGAACCAGATTCAATTGATGCTGAAGTAAAAGGATGTACAGACCCATCTGCAGAAAACTTTAATCCATCTGCCAATACAGAAGATGGTTCATGTAGATATAAAGAAGAAGAAACTGTTATATTAGGATGTACAGACCCATCTGCAACAAATTATAATAGTCTGGCTACCGAAAGTGATGGTAGTTGTAAGTATGAAGAAATTATTCAGAGTGTAACTAAAACTTATTACATTTGGTCTTCTACTGCTACTATGAAGTGGAAATTAAATGGAGTAAATGCAGGTTCACAATCAGGAGTAGAATTTGATTCATTTGAAATTACACACGATGTAGGTGAATTTAAATTCGGAAAAGGTGAGGATGTTAGAGAAGTTCCAAAAGAAAGAATAATTGATACCTCTCCTTCTTTAGTAGAATATAGTATAACTAATATAAGTAATGCAAACTCTACAAGACCACCTAATAGATTTGGTGGACAGGGTTCAAAGGAGAATCGTATATTAGGATATAATGATGTTTATTCTGATTTTGAAATAGCATCGTTAGATGGAGGGACAGGTCAAATGATAACTTCAACATATAAAAATCAAGTAGGACAACTTGTACAGTTTCCAGCACTTTTACCTGGTGATAGTATTATAGTTTGTGCTCAAGAAGGGACAGTAACACAAGTATCAGGATTAAAAATAACAAGAAGAGGTGAGTGTGGAAGTACACCACCACCACCTAATAGACCATCAACTAATAACAGTAATAGTAGTGGTGGAGGCGGCGGTAGAAATATACCAATTCCTGGTCAAGAAGAAGTAGTAAATAGAGAAGATTTAAATATACAAAATTACAGATAAAAATAGCGTAGGATATTTATAAACATGGCAATTAAAAGGAAAATATTTCAGTTCGATGAGCAGTATAATCCAAATTCAGATTTAGGATTTGGAAGACAAGATGATATTGTCGATAATGTTCTGTCTGATGATTTTAATTCTGGTGGTGGACGTGGTACTGGAGGAGGTACTAAGCAAATACCTTTTATTAAGGGATGTATGGATGTAACTGCAATTAATTACAATCCAAATGCAACAACTCCTAATAATTCTGTATGTAAATATGAAGCACCAATTGATACACCAACTGCAACTATATTATTAAGTACATCTTCTAACAAAAAGAGTTTTGATATTCTTTTTAATTCAAAGAACTCAGAATTTAATTCTACATCTAAAAAAATATCATTAACTGCTAAAGAATGTATTAAACCAATAGTAGTTACTATAAAACAAGGTAATCAGATATCAGATGATTCTTATAGAATTTCTTCTAAGTTAAACAGTATAGTTAAAGAAATAAAACCATTAGTACCTGAAGATATTCAATTAGATTATGTTCCTGTTACTAAAGACTATATAAACTTTGATAACATAAAACCACAGTTTAATAATAATTTTAGATTTGATGGTCTTGAGGAACTACAAGTTAGAGGAGAAAATTTATTTCTTGGGTTTACAAAACCATTTATAAAACCTCAACCTAAACCAACACCAAGATTTTCATTTGGTACTACTAAATTTAGTTTTTACGAATTTTTAGTAGAAAAAAGAATAGATGGTAGATGGGTTGAACAACCATCAACTAAACCAATTGAAAACCTAATCGTTTCACAAAAAGTATTTTCTGCTAATTTAGATTTTCAGTTTAAAAATATAGTTGTACTACCTGACCCAACACCTATTGATGTGGAAATGGAATCAAGTATTGCATTCAACGGCCTTGTTGGCTTTAGAACATCTTGGGGAACTGAGGGACTTCTTGAAGAAGATGATTTACTAAAATTAAGACAACCTGGTACTGATGGGTTTGAAAATGCAACTTCTTATATTGAATTATTTCATAAAGGGGATTTATCAAAACATAGAATATCATATACTATAACTTATCCTGATAGAAACGATAGTAGAACTTTAACAACATACGATACTAAGATACCACTAACCGCAGGTTTAACTAAAGTATTTATAGAATCAAAACCAATCGTAGATGTACCTCAAGATGGTAATCCTCTTATTAAAGTTGATTTAACTAATTTTAAATATAATATTGCAGCAGGTACTGGTTTAAAAATTCCATATTCAACCGCATATTCTGATTACGTTGGATTTACTTTAGGAAAAACAGAAAGAAGAATTGATAAATCAGGTTCAGTTGTTTTAAATAAAGAAGATTTTTTAAATGGATTGGGATTATATGAACTATATCTACAACCTATATCTGAAAAGGGTGGTACTGGTGAATATGCTAAAATTACAATAAATGTATTTAGTGAAGAAATATTAAAAGGGCCAGATATTACAAATATCAACTATCCACAAAATATAAAGGGTGCAGATTTTAAAGAATATGATGTTCCTTTTAAAATATCTTGGCAATCAGTAAACACTAACTTTGTTAAGATTTATATTGATAAAAAAGAAGATTCAAACTTATTAGGACAATTTGAACCATCAGGAATAGCAGAGTTTAAGGTAGGTGATGTATTAAATAAATTAAAGAACAAACCACAAGAGAATAGAAATGGAATACAATTTACTTTAGTACTTATTCCAACTAATCTTGAAGGTAACGAAGCAACAGAAGGTAAATATGAAAAAATAAATATTACTTTTGATAAAGGAGACTTAAAACTTAGAAGAGGTACATTGATTGCTGATTTAAGAAAAGCCTTTTTAGCTGATGTGGATGTTGATGCTCTTAAATCAGATGAATCTAAATTCTTAACTCATTACTTACATTTAGGAAATGGTAATAATGAATTAGTTTCCACTTGGGGAATTGATGAAGAAACTTTTTCGGAATATGAATATCAAGAAGATATTAATAAAGATGTTAAAGTATCAACAGAAAAAACAGTAGTATTAAAATTATATGAACCACTAGATAAAACGGTTAATGTAAATGATTCTATTTGGCTTTCTAAAATACAATCTATACCAATAATAGACCAGATTACTATTGTAGATAATTCTATACAACAATGTAATCCACTTACTCCTAATTTTGATTTGGATGTGGGAGATGATATTGGATATCAGATTCTTGATGATTTAATTACAAGTGGTTCAAGTACATCTAGTGATTTAATTAATCAGTATGTATCATCTTCTAACTTTACACAAGATAAACTTGATATTACATTTGTATCTAGTTCAACAGACCTTTTTGAAGAATACTCTGGTTCAGGAAACTTAATTAAAGAAACAGGAATACAAGAATATAATTGGAAAGATTTTGTAAAATACTCATCCGCTGAGGAAAGAGTTGAAAACTTTATTTACAAAATAAAATTAATTCAAAATTATGAATATAGATATAACCAACTAACATCTGGTTCAGGCGTTACAGGATGGACAGGTTCGTTATCTGTATTAAATGAAGCAAATTCTCAATTAAATAAAATAAACGAAACAAAAAGAGGATTTGATTCTTTTGAAAAATTCTTATTTACTTCATCATCTGAATTTACAAGAAATGATGCAGATTCATGGACATATCCTTTTAATTCAAATGGAACTGCCGTAACATCTAGTGATGCCATAGTAGAAGAGTGGCAGAAGGGAATCGTTGTTAGTGCACATGATTTTGATAAAGATAATACATCACGATTGAGTTATAATTTACCTGTTCATATTACTGATGATTTTAAAAATGGTGAATATGTTCTTTTCTTTGATATGATTGGACAACACTTTGATACAATATGGACTTATATCAGAGGAGTAGCTCAATCTAAAAAAACAGAACACAAAAAAGAAATTGGTATATCAAATGAACTTGTATATCATATGTTAGAATCTCTTGGATGGGATGCTGATATGGGTGTACAATCTCAATTCCTTTGGGAATATGCATTTGGTAAACATTCAGATGGTACAACAGTATCATCAATGAGTGGTAAGGATAGACAAAATGAAGTATGGAGAAGATTATTAAATAACTTACCTTACCTATATAAAAACAAAGGTACTAAGAGAGCTGTACACGCTGCATTGAGTTGTTATGGAGTACCAGCATCCTTACTAACTATAATGGAATATGGTGGGCCAAAAGACCCAACTCAAAGTGGTACAAGTAAATTTACATTTGAAGATAGAACAGCATCAATAAATTTAAGTGGAGCTGCTGCTATAACTGTACCATGGAAGCAATATAGTGGTAATTCTCAATTTCCAAATACAATAGAATTTAGAATTAGTACAACAACAAAACAAGACCAACAAATAATAAGTGGTTCGGAATGGTCTGTTAATATTATTAAAGATACTGGTTCACTTGCCAAAGCACAACTTATTGTGGGTAGTGATTCTAGTTCTACTGATACATTCCCATTATTTAATGGAGATTATGTAAACCTTGCAGTAACAAGAACATCTGGTAGTACTTCGGATTCATTTAATTTATATGTTAAAGAAGGATTCCAAGAAAGATTAAGAACAGATTTAAATACAACACTTAACTCTACAAAGGCATGGACAAGTGGTAGTGAAATAAAAATTGGTTCAACTTCTTTTAATGGTAACGTTGATGAATTTAGATTATGGAAAACTCCATTATCCTCATCACGAATTGATAATCATGCATTATTACCTGATGCAGTTGATGGTAATCATGTATCATCATCTACTGAAGATTTGATATTTAGAAATGATTTTGAATATCCAAAAAACAGACATTCAAGTGGAGATGTTGATATTAAAAATGTTTCTTTAATAAGAACATATGCAACATCATCAGTTGCAAGTGGATTTACGAATCAAACATCTTATCCATATCAGTACACTCCATATGATAGAGATGTAACTGCTACTGTACCATCTAGTGGATTTAGCGTTGGAAATAAAGTTAGATTTGAAACACAATCATTAATATCTGATTTAAATTATAAAACTAGAGCAACCAAGAAATCATTTGACCAGGCACCAATAGATTCAAACAAGTTAGGATTTTTCTTTTCTCCAACAAAAGAAATAAACATGGATATATTGCGTTCACTTGGTGATTTCAATATTGATAATTATATTGGAGACCCACGAGATGAATACTTGGGTGAGTATAAAAAATTAAAAGATTTAAGAAATTATTACTTTGATAGATATTCATTGAACATTTATGAGTATATACAACTTGTAAGATATATTGATAAATCATTATTCGATGTATTGGAATCATTAGTACCTGCTAGAGCCAAGGTTTCTAGTGGATTATTAATAGAACCACATATTCTTGAAAGAAGTAAAACACAATGGAAAAAACCAAGTGGTGATGAAAACTATCATGAAACTTCTATTAAAGTAAAAGATGATGTAAAAATAGGAGGAACTAATCCACAATATTCTGCAAGTTTAGACGTAGAGGAAGATGTAAATTTATATGGAACTAACCCACAATATTCGGGTAGTATAGATGCAGAAAATGATTTAAATTTAGTAGCAGAAAATCAAGGATTAACTGGTGTGTATTCATTTGTAGAGGATGGGCAACAAAGTGGATTCATGACAATAAACTCTGGTTCTACTATGGGTGGAATTGAAATAAGTATTAATGCACAAATAACAGGTTCAGTACAAGGAGAATATGATTCAACTGCTTATCAACAAGTTGGTATGGGAGTAGATTCATTATCAGTAGCAGGATTTGGTTTATTTGGTGATGGTGCAGTTTCACTTCGTTCACGATTAATAAATGGTAGTATTATAAAAGATAGAGTTAAAGTACATTTATTAAAAGAACAATATAGTATTGATATACCAGAAAATATAGATTCAAATGATTCTTCAAAAGGAAGACAATTTGTATCAACAACACAACATAGATATAAAGTAAATATTTTACCATTTACAGGTTCCGATGGAAACGAATCATCAGACCCAACTGTAAGTGGGGATATAGTTGAGGTTACTCCTTTAAATGGTTACTTTGCAACACATTATAGAAACACAGGAGATTTAACAAGTGGTATGGAAAATTCATTTTTTAATGGTTCAAAACAAACAAGTGCAACTACTTTAGATGGTGGTTCACCAGTTGTTTCATTTACAACTAATCCAAATACACTAAAAGTTTCTGATAGTGGAAGAGGAAGTGGAGAACCAATATTAGAAGTAGAATAACCGATTTTATAATTTAGTTATATTTATATATTGAATAACAACATTACAACAACAAGGAATTTAAATTATGGCTTATTTAGATAATACCGAAATCACAGTAGATGCTATTCTTACAAAGAAGGGTAGGGAGAAATTAGCAGCTGGACAAGGTTTAAACATTACCAAGTTCGCATTAGGCGATGACGAGGTAGATTATACCCTTTATGAACCAGCACATCCAAAAGGTAGTGCTTATTATGATTCGGCAATTAAAGCAATTCCGATTACTGAAGCATCACCAGATGAAACACAAGTATTAAGATACAAATTGGTAACTTTACCAAAAGGAACAACTAAAATTCCTAAAGTAGAATTTGGTATCCCTTCAATATCAGTAAATCAAGAAAGTGGACAAGTTTCACTTACACCAACAACTTCACCAAGTGGTAACACTCAGAGTGGATATACTATCATTCTTTCTAACAAGAATGCTGGTTCAATAGTTGGTACAGGATTATCAAACTCAGCAGGAACAGTACCTTCATTCCTAGGTGATGAAATTACAACAACAGCTGCAATTGAAACAGGATTAACATTTACGTTTATTCCTAATCCTAATATAACAGCAACAATTAAATCAACAATTACAGTATATGGTAACGAAACAGGTGGTTCACAAACTATTCCTGTAACAGTAACATATGTATCTAGTTAATAAGGGGAAAATAAAAAAATGGCACAAATAAACGGACAAGCGGGAGTAAATTTATCAGCAGAATTATCGAATTATTTATCCGGTAATCAAGGTAACCTTACTTCTGAACAATTAACAGAAATCATTAACCAATACTTAAGTGGTGGTGATAAACTAGGTGCAAGTGGTGGTCAAATCACTAATGGTATCTATAAGAGATTTGGAGAATTTGACCAAATTACAGGTAAAGTAGAAGTTGTTACTACTGGTCTTTGGAGTGGAGATACTGGAAGTTTAAATACTTTCTTTACTTCATCAACTCAGGCATCAGCAGCAAGTTCAAACTATTATGTAAATGTATATGATAAGAACCCATCATCAGATTCATCGGCAGCAATACAATATGCAGTTGCTTATGGACACAGAGAAGGAAAAGGTTCTATATCATTGGCAAACTCTGATTCATCTACATTAGCATCTAAAGCAACTTATGCTCAATACAAATCAATTCTTTTAGACCAAGATGATAGTAAATTTACATTCTTTTCTTCATCTGCAGCTGGAACACATGATTCCGATGATATCTATGTAATCAATGTAGCTCGTGCCCGTTACAAAGAAAAAATGGATGCTGGAAACTGGTCATTAATATTAAGTGGTTCAGAAGGAACTTCAACTTTAATTGATGATAGTGGTAAGAAATTTGATGATACTGTTGGAAAAGCAGGAAGAGTATTTAACGTAGGTAGTGGTTCACTTAATTTAGGAACAGAAAATGCAGCAACTGTAAACTCACTTACGGCTTCAAATGGTCAAGGTTTAGGTTTATTCTATCCAGAACAAGGATTAGTTATTCTTAATCCAACAGCTGTTCATAGTTTAATAGGAACATCAATCGATAAAGATAGTGCTGATAATGCATCAGTTTCTTTGGCAGTAAATGCAGAAGCTAAAAATCATTTCTTATTACACAATGCAATTAAAGGTGGTGGAGATTTCGAAGCAAGAAGAACAGAAAACGTTTCTACTTCTCATTACTTCGTAAGAGCAACAAACAGAGAATATAATTATTCTAATAACCCAACATTTGTAACAGGTTCAGATAATTCTTTTGCAGAATCAACTTTTGAAAAAGACCCAAGAACATTTATTACAACAGTTGGATTATATAGTGATGCTAACGAACTTATTGCGGTGGCTAAAACATCACAACCAGTTCCAAAATCATTTGATAAGGAAGTATTAATCAAAGTAAAACTTGATTTCTAATCTATAAACTTATAATTTTAAATAACCCCACCACGAGTGGGGTTTTTTATTTCAATATATTTATATAGGGAGAAACCTTTGTATGTTAAAAACTATACCAAAATCGAATATAAGTAAAAGAAACTTTAAGGTCTATAAAGAATGGTCTTTAAGTAATTCTGATTATGCTATTGTATCTGCTTCAAATAGTTATGGAAGTGATAATTATTCTCTTTGGAATTCTATAAATTCCAAATACTATAATTCAGATGCAACTGCCATTACTTTATTTGGTAGGGTTTCTGATTTAGCAAATCTTACTGCAGAAAGAACGATATCTAATAATATTTATACAATTGCAATTCCCCAAGAATTATATGGTGAAGCTATAAAAGATGGCTCTGTTACAATAGTAAATCACAATAATGATAGTATTTATAGTGATGATGGAAAAGGTAATATATTTTCAAGTGTTCCTGAATACAACCTTACAAGTATTGATTTTGAATCAGGTGAACTTACCATAACTGATAACGATGGTGAATCGTTTATCGGAACAATACACCCAAGTTCTCCTATCGATTTAGAATCAGGTGAAATGACAGTAACCTTTGGTACAGATACAGATGTAGTAAGTATAGTTACAATTGATGTTGAAGCAGGACTAATGAGAGTATCTGAACCACTAGATTTTGAAGGACTATCAATAGATGCCTCTCAGTTTGGTAATATTTTTTACGAAGATGGTTTAATAATTATAAATGAATTAATTACAAGTTATTCATTAGATTATAGAAGTACTAAAACAATTTATGAAACAGAAGTTTTAGTAAGTTCTAAGGCTGGTGAGTTTAACACTTCACAAAGTCCATCTGCTGTAGATGTTGTATTAACAAACTCATATGATTTTACAACAACGGCTATACCAAATGTTAAACCTGCAGAAACTATTAAGATTAAAGAAGTAGGAGATATAAAATTAAAATCATCAATATCAGGTTCATATCTACCATCAGTAAGTGGTAGTTGGGATGATTATCATACATCTGCATCAATAGACCCAACTGGTTCTTATCTAGCACCATTTATTACAACTATTGGTTTATATGATGATGATAATAATATGATTGCGGTTGCTAAATTACCTAAACCAATAAAGAATTTACCAGATTATGATATGAACTTTATTGTTCGTTTCGATACTTAATCTATATTTATATAATAACAAGGAGATACTAATATGGCATCAATACAAGATTTATACAACAAGTCCGAATTCGCAAAACTTGCGGACAAAGGAAAAGATAAAACACCTATATCTGCTGATAATCAAAACAAATTACACAAAGATGATAAGGCACTTGCACAGGCAAGAGGTGGAAAATTGAATTTGAAAAAATATTCAGATTCAGTAAAATAACTTAAATCAAATAATTTTGAGTTTACTTCTAAATCACTCTGAAAAATGGGCATTCATTCATGTCCCTAAAACCGGAGGAACATCAATTAACAAAGTTTTACTAACTAAGGAATCTGTGGAAATATACACTTCACATGATTCTATACGTGCAGTTCCTGATGATGAATACTTTATCTTTACAATAGTTAGAAATCCATTTACACGATTGATGTCTGCATGGCAACATGGAGTTAGAAAAGGTATTTATTCAAGTAATTTTCGTGAGTTTACTGAAACAATAAATCAAAACGATACATGGATTATACCTCAAACTTATTATATTAACGAAGGAAAAACAAATACTAAAGAAGTATCTTTTATAGGAAGATATGAAAACTTATTAGAAGATACTAATACGTTATTTAAAAAACTTAAATATAAAGACAAGTTACCGCATTTAAATAATAACCCAATACACAATAATCATCCAAACCTAAATCAGGAAAAATATTATAAATATTATTATTCTGAAGAATGGATGAAAGAGTGGGTAAGAGAGAGGTACTATAATGATTTCAAGATTTTTAACTATGGGATGGATTTTTAACGGAAGACCGATAACAGAAATATCCGATATGCCAGAAGGCACTATTGGGTTTATATATAAAATAACGAATGGTGAAACAGGACAATATTATATAGGGAAAAAATCCCTATATTCACATAGAACTTTACCACCACTTAAAGGATATAAAAGAAAACGAAAAGTGGTAAAAGAATCTAAGTGGGTAGATTATCGTTCATCAAACGCATCAGTACAACTTTGGTTTCATTCAAATGAAATAGCAATTCAAGAAGAACCAAGGGGAGAAATAAACGATAGATTAGAGCTAAGAATTCTTAGATTTTGTAAAACTAAGAAATCTTTAACATATTATGAGTTACAAGAACAGTTCTCACATAATGTTTTAGCAGATGAATTATCCCTAAATGATAACCTTTTAGGAAAGTTTTTTAGAAAAGACTTGGATAATTAAAATATTTTTCGTATATTTGTATTGTTAAAAGTGTAATTATGCTCTCACATCACGAGAAACAAGAAGTTATTAATATATTAAATGATGTTTTAGGGCCTGGAACATCTATGAAAAATGATGAACAGGCACACTATTGTCCATTTTGTCATCATCATAAGAAAAAACTACAAGTTAATATTAAAACACAATATTGGCATTGTTGGGTATGTGATGCAAAAGGAAGAAAAATACAGAGATTATTAAAAAGACTGCATGTAGATGCTCGTAAACAGAAAAAGTTATATGAAATCTATGGTGATGATTATATAGTTTATAATAAAGATACTGTTGATGAAAGGGTAGAGTTACGATTACCGAGTGAATTTAAATCACTTTTAAAAGTACCAAAGGGAAAAATAAATCCTGTGTATAGAAAGGCTCTTAAGTATGCTGAAGATAGAGGTATTACTAAAGAAGATATTACGAAGTATAATATTGGTTATTGTGATGGTGGTATGTACTCTAACCGTATTATCATTCCTTCCTATGATATGGACAATAGACTCAATTACTTCATCGCACGTTCTGTACATGATGAAGAAAAGTTTAAATATAAGAACCCACCAGTTTCTAAAAATGTTATCATGTTTGAGAATCAAATAAATTGGAATGAACCAATAACATTAGTAGAAGGTGTATTTGATGCAATGGCAGTTAAAAGAAATTCTATTCCTATATTGGGTAAATTTGTTCCTACTAAATTAAATGAGGCTATATTTAAAAATGGAGTAAAAAGTATTAACATTCTATTAGATGAAGATGCTCAACAACAAGCGTTACATTATACTATGCAATTCCAAAATCAAGGAATCAATACAAAAAATATTAAACCCACAGATAAAGATGCATCTGATATGGGATTCACAGAAGTAAATAATAAATTAAAAGAATCTAAGGAAACAGGATTCGGTGATATTATATCACAAAAATTAAAAGGTTTATGATAATAAATAAGGTTTATCACCTTGCGGATTTACACATTAGAAATCTACAAAGGCACAAAGAATACAGATTGGTATTCAAAAAATTCTTAAAACAAGTTAAACAAGACAATATAGAGGATTCTCTAATCTATATTGCTGGTGATATTGCTCATGCTAAAACTGAGATGTCACCAGAACTAGTACATGAAATAAGTTGGTTTCTAACCGAGTGTGCTAAGTTAAGAGAAACTGTATTAATCACAGGTAACCACGATTGTAATTTAAATAATTCCCACAGACTTGATGTACTCACACCTATTATCGAAAATCTTGGAAATGATAGAATTCATTATCTTCGTGATACTGGTATTTACAATATCCATAATCTTACTTTCTGTGTCTATTCTATATTGGATAACAAAGAAAATTGGCCTAAAGGAGATACCGTTGATGGAGAAAATACAATCTGTCTTTTTCATGGACCAGTAAACAAAGCTCAAACAGATATTGGCTATACCGTTTCCTCTAACTCATTCCAAGTGGAT